TGATTATGAGGCTTGGAATACCCGACTAATCTGCTGGGTAGTTGACAAGAAAATCAATGGTTGTATGATTCAGTCATCAGCAACCAACCAGGAGAAACAGATGCAATCACCTCGCCGCTACCCTCGCACAATAGAAGAAGCCTTCGGCCCGCACACAAGTCGCACCATCAGCGAACCCTACACACCGATGCACACAACCGACAAGATTGTCCTGACGGCATCGATCATCGTTGGCATCGGCTTGCTCGTTGCCCTTGTTATAGGAGCACTGTGATGGACTCGAAGCTCTCAAAGGAAATCGACAAGATCGTCGCTGAGATGATGCCGCTTGTAGGCTCGGTGGCCTTGATGACTCGGGAAGACTACGAGCGTGCGATCTCTATGGCCGCCGAGCGCGGTGCAATCGCAGGTTGGGTCCACGGTATGCGGACAGCCGCCAATGTCGCAAAGCAAGCTATGGAGGCCAAAGAATGAAAGTTGGAGACATTGTGCAAATTAGACCCGACAAAGAAATGTTCGGGGGTTGTATGGTCACAGTGACCGAAATCAAGGCTTGGGGCATCCAAGGCTATGTGCAGTCTGCTGGAGTGCCCGGACAACAATATGTCCGGGTCAAGACTGAGGACTTTGAACACACAGGCGGGAAAGCCGTTTGGTTGGTTGGAGGTGATGAAGAATGAGCATCGAAGCAATGAAGCAGGCGCTAAATGCGCTGGAGCCATACGCTAGGCAGATAGTAGATCAAGGCAAAGACTACGAGATGGTGAAATGCGATCCAAAGGTAGATACGGCTATCACCGCCCTGCGCACCGCAATCGCAGAGGCTGACAAGCATGAGGCATGGGAGCCTAGTGACACATCGTATCGTCCAGGAGGATTGCCGCAGGACTTCATCGCAGAGGCTGAGAAGCAGGAGCCGGTTGGCACGGTGAAAGACTTGTTAACGAGCGCAGCATGGGAACGGCTTGATGTGGTTGGTAGCACGAAGGTTTATTTGGGAGCCCTGCCCGCAGCACAGCGCCAGCCGCTTACGGATGAGCAGATCGACGCAGTATGCGCTCCGTTGGGATTTGCCCAGTTATCGCCGCGAGAAGTTGCCCGCGCCATCGAAGCCGCGCACGGCATTGGGGGTAAAGCATGACAACACAGAGCGAAGCAGCAATTCAGGCGCTTGAAACATGGAGCCGCAACGACCAAGAGCGAAGACGAGCCCTGAGCATCACGCTGTCGGAGCCTGAGAAGCACGAAGACTGGTGCGATTCGGTGACGAAAATGCTGACATCCCTGCCGCCTAAGCCTGCGCCGTGCAACTGCAAGCGTACGGAGCCTGAGCAGGAGCCGGTGGCGTGGCGTTGGGTTCCATCAAAGGTGTGGCATGACTACGTTATGAGCGATGACCCGGAACGAGCGAAACTGGCGCGTGAGCACGGAATTGAAGTGCAACCCCTCTACACCACCCCACCCGCAGCACAGAGCCAATGGGTTGGTCTGACGTATGACGAGGTGGCGCAAGCCTATCGCGCTGTCAGTGACATTGAGTGGGCTCTTGGTGGGATGGATGATGCGACTCCATTTGCCAGAGCCATCGAAGCCAGGCTCAAGGAGAAGAACACATGAGCATAGAAGCAATGAAACAGGCGCTGGAGACATTGGTGAAAGCGCGTAGCCGCATCGTAGAAGCTGGTGGTAGCGGTTGGAAGTTGGAAGCGCAACGATGCACCAATGCCATCACCGCCCTCCGCACCGCAATCGCAGAGGCTGAGAAGCAGGAGCCGGTGGCGCATTCTGTTGTCGGTGACGGCCAATGGGGCGAGTGGCTTATCGGCGATCAATTTGAAACCAGCAAGCCTCCAAAGCATAAGTATTGGGAAAACAGAGGTTATGAACTTGTGCCCCTTTACACCACCCAATCCGCAGCACAGCGCCAGTGGATCGGTTTAACCGAAGCTGAGATCAATGAGTGGGACTATGACACCCGCGATCTAGTGATGGACATTGAGAAGCTGCTTAGGGAGAAGAATCATGGATAAAGACACAGACGGGCCAGCGTTTCCGACGCCAACGCACAATTTGCAAAATGACGGCATGACGCTGCGGGACTACTTCGCGGCTAAGGCGATGCAGGGAATGCTTGCAGAGAGTGGTGGGGGAGCCTCTTCAAACGAAGACTTGGCAGAGTTTGCCTATCACATTGCCGACGCCATGCTCAAGGCAAGGTGGCAGTCATGACGCCGGCAAAAATGTTTGATGGCGATCTTTGGTTGCTTGCATCTGATGCAGTCGCGATGGCCGAGAACGCTTACAAAAAAGGACAAACTGACGAGCGCGAGGCGTGTGCTCAGATTGCAGAAGAATGGCTCGGCCCAACAAAAGACCGAGAACTGCACATAGCAGTCGCCATCCGAGCAAGGGGACAAAATGATTAACTTCATTTCAACAAACGAAAACATTGACCCGCAGACGGCAGCCTGCGCCCGTCTTCTGGCGGCAGTAATAGCTCAAGCGGTTGAGGATGCGTCTAGCAAGCAAAGCACGAACGCAGACTCTCAGGCCGCGATTGCATGGCTTTTCAACGAGGGAACCGCATTCGAGGAATATGCGTCACTCATTGGCGCAAACGCGCAGGCTATGCGCGAAGCAATGCTGGCACCGCACCAGGACACAGGGATTGATCCGAAATATGCGCGATTTGATGAAGTCAAAAGGCGCACGCTGAGAATCAATTACCTGACTTGGTTGCAGCGCAAGAATATCGAAAAGCAACTGATGGGGCAGACATGACCCACGATGAAATCGTAGACTTGTGGCGCGAGCATAAGGAGGTCCATTCCTTCGCTCGCGCAGTCGAGAAAATCACGAAGAGCGAGTGCGCGGACGCGCTTGAGCAGAATGCGAAGAACTGCATTAACCCACTGATTCGTGGCGTGCTTCAAGCCAATGCCAAGGATTTGCGAGAGGGCCGCTAGGCATGAACGCCTTCATTCAATCGTCGTGGGTCTACCTCGTCATGCAAGCCTCGCTTGAAATCGCCGGCAGCGGCAACCCTGGCACAGAGTGGCTGATGCCGACCGTCACGGCCATATTTGCGCTCATCTCTTTGGGTTGCATGGCCGCAATTACTTTGCACCTGATCTCGCGGGGCGATAAATGAAACTCTGGTCATGGATTTGCGTGTATCTGATGATCGTCTTTACTGGTGGTGTCGCTCTGTATCTGTCAATCCTCATTAAGCCGCCACCGCGAGATCATCTATGCGGTGTAGCGGAAATCAGCCCAGACATTACGCAGGCAGAGAAAGAGCGATGCCGGATGCTGAAGCTCTATTCAAGTGGAAGGACTCTTTAATGATGTCGCTCTCAATGCACCAGTTCTTTATGCTAAAGCATTTTGCAATCGGATGGAAGTTCAAGCAAATCAACAACAGTCCGGCGAGTTGGTGTTCTTACTGGTCGTTGCGCCGGAGAGGTCTTGTTGGACCTGACAGTTCGGTGACAAAACTAGGGCACGAAGTTTTGGCGAAAGAAATGAAACTCGCGGAAAAACGAAAGGCAAAAAATGTCAGGAAAAAAGGGCAGCAGGATCAGGCAGATAAGAGCGCTTCTGCGCGCATCGCCTGACGGTTTAACAGTTGCGGATTTACTGGCAGAGGTTCCGCGAATAGATAAGGCTCACGCAAGCCGCATCCTTCGCTCAATGCCTGATGCCTACATTGACCGCTGGGTGTCGGTACACGATGGCCGCTGGCATCGGGCTGTGTGGTGCGTGGTAGTGCCACCTGAACACTGCCCGAGGCCGCATAGGAAAAACGAAGTGGAGATTTACTAAATGGAAAACGAAGAACGCAAAACGATGCGCGATCACATCATCTTCCTTGGTACTCAGCTTGAGGCCGAGAGAAAGAAGAGCATGGCAAAAAGCGAGCTGCTGCGCCGCTTTCTTGACCGAGAAGACCTGGGCTGGGCAGTAAGCGATGAGGTTCGCAAACTCGCTTATCAAATCCTGACTGACGAATATATGCAAGAGCGCCAGAAGGAACATCACTATGATTGAACTTAGACCATCAGCAGCAGAGCGCTGGATCGCCTGCCCCGCAAGTGCGCGCTTGTCCAAGGACATACCGCCAACGCCATCCGGGGACGCTGCGCAAGCGGGGACTGCGATTCACGCGCTCGCTGAAGAGTGCTATCTGTTTAACTTGGACCCTCTATCACATATCGGCGAAACCGTTGAAGGCGTAAAGCTGGCGAAGTGGCATTGCGAGATGGCCGCCGAACACGTTCAATGCATCAAGGACATTGAGGACTTTGTAGGCCGAAACAATGTAAAGATTGAGCATAAGGTGACGTACATCGATAACGATATGGTCACGCTGCGAGGGACTGCCGACGTCATCGGCGTGGCAGCAGACAAAGGCGTTCTTATCATCGCGGACTTGAAAACCGGAGCTGGCTACGTTAATGAAGACAGCGATCAGCTCAAGATTTACGCTCTCGCAGCGCGTCGCTCTATGAATCTTAAGAACATTCATACAGTTGAACTTCACATCAATCAGCCTCGAACCGGAGGAGTTCGCGTACACACAATGAAGGTGGATGAGCTGATTGATTGGGAACTGAAAACACTAATACCGGCTGTCGTTGAATCTACAGACCCGAACTGCTACCCAAAGCCTTCAGAGAAAGCCTGTCAGTGGTGCCCGGCCAAGCTCACCTGCCCGGCGCAAAAGGAGTCCTTCGAGATCATCGAGGCGCAGCCAAACATCACCGCGATGACGAAGGAGGACATCAAGGCCGTTATGGTTAGGCTCTCCGATAAGCAGGTAAGCGATCTGCTGGACCGCGCACCTGTCGTTGAGTCCTTTATCGACGCGCTTCGCAAGCACGCCCTAGAGCGCATGAAGGACGGGGGCACTCTGCCAGGTTGGCAGCTCGCGCCCAAGCGAGCAGCGCGCAAGTGGGCGAGCGAAGAGAAAGCCAAGGAAGCACT